TCAGAAGCAGTACTAAGATTCTTACCTGACAAGGACACGGCAAACACTTTCTTCTGGACTGAAAGAAATATGATCAAATTACCTTTCGCGGGTATCAAAGGTCAAACAGATTCCAGACCAGTACAGGTACAAGTACCATGTATGGAAATGTATGGCAAAACTTGTCCAGTTCTAACTGAAGTTAGACCATGGTTCAAAGACAAGAGCATGGAAGACATGGGCAGAAAATATTGGAAAAAGAAAAGTTACATTTTCCAAGGTTTTGTTACAACAAATCCACTAGCAGAAGAATCAACACCTGAGAATCCAATTAGAAGATTTATCATTGGGCCTCAGATCTTTAACATCATTAGAGGTGCATTGATGGATCCAGAGATGGAAGAAATGCCAACTGATTATGTAAAAGGTGTTGACTTTAGAATCAACAAGACAACTAAAGGTGGATATGCTGACTACTCAACATCAAAATGGTCAAGAAGAGAAAGAGCTCTAGACGAAGCAGAAAGAGCCGCAGTAGACACACATGGTTTACACAACCTAGGTGACTTTAGACCAAAAGAGCCAACTGAAGCAGAAGTAAAAATAATCAAAGAATTATTTGAAAAATCTGTAGATGGTGAAGCTTACGATCTTGAGAAGTATGGTCAATACTTTAGACCGGCCGGCGTATCAGCTATGACAGGTAGTACTACACCTGTAGCAAGTGCACCTGCAAGTACTACTGCTAAACCCACAACTGAACAAAGTCCAGTTGTAGAAGCAGTGCAACCAGTAAAACCTACTGCACCAGCACAACCAAACACGGACAGTGCCAAAAGAGCAGAAGATATACTGAAGTTGATTAGATCAAGACAAGCGAAGTAAACAACATTACCATTGGCTTCGGTGTTGACACTGGAGCCAAACGGTAGTATTATTAAAGTATGAAAAACAAAATTAAAAAAGCAATTGACTGGATATTATACAAACAAGTGCCTGCATGGGCAATATTGGTTGTGATAGTGCTCTGGATAATATTATAGGAAAAATTATGACAACAAAAGTATTTGACGCAAGTAAATTTAGAAAAAGTATTACAAAATCAATTAACGGACTAGGACTAGGATTCAATGATCCCACAGACTGGATATCAACTGGCAACTTTGCACTGAACTATCTTATCTCTGGAGACTTTAACAAAGGTATTCCATTAGGAAAAGTATCAGTACTAGCAGGAGAATCTGGTTCAGGAAAATCATATATAGCGGCAGGAAATATTATTAAGAATGCACAAGAACAAAATATATTTGTTATATTAATTGACACTGAGAATGCATTAGACGAAAAATGGTTACAGGCATTAGAAGTGGATACGTCAGAAAAAAAATTATTAAAACTAAACCTGTCAATGATTGACGATGTAGCAAAAACTATTTCAGAGTTCATGAAAGGTTACAAAGACCAACATGCCGAAGACAAGGAAAACGCTCCAAAAGTATTATTCGTAATTGATTCATTAGGCATGATGCTTACACCAACTGACGTTAACCAGTTTGAGGCAGGAGACATGAAAGGTGATATGGGTCGTAAGCCTAAAGCACTAACATCTCTTGTAAGAAATACTGTAAACATGTTTGGATCATTCAATGTAGGACTTATAGCAACCAATCACACATATGCATCACAAGACATGTTTGATCCGGATGACAAAATCTCGGGTGGACAAGGCTTTATCTATGCATCATCAATTGTAATTGCAATGAAAAAACTTAAACTTAAAGAAGATGAAGCTGGTAATAAAGTAACTGACGTGAGAGGTATTAGAGCCGCTTGTAAAGTTATGAAAACACGTTATGCCAAACCTTTTGAAAGTGTACAGGTTAAAATACCTTACGAAACTGGTATGAACCCATACAGTGGATTAGTAGATCTATTTGAAAAGAAGGGAATACTAGTTCAACAGGGTAATAGACTAAAATACGTAGGTACTGATAAAAAAGAGATCATAGAGTTCAGGAAAAATTGGGATGGAGATAAATTAACAAAAGTCATGAATGACTTTGCTAATATTGAAAACAAACCCGAGGAACCAAAGGATGCACAATAGCATGGAGCAAGAGCAAATAGAAGAAATTTGGACAACAGTATCACACTACATAACTGACAGACAAAAACTTGACTGTGCAGTTGACTTTGTAAAAACACTGGTAGACCAAGGAGTACCTATTAGAACTCTCAAAGCGGCTCAAGAATACGATGACAAACTTACCGAAGCCATCGATATAGTTCTAGAAGATACCGAAGACGACGAAGAAGCAGATACCAGCAACTATTATGAGAACGAATGAGTTGGTACAGCACAATAAGCAAAGACATTTCTAAAATTCCAGACTGTATTGCTCACTACAATATAGAATATCAAACTGCCCGTAAAGAATGCGGTATCTGGGGTAATCTAGAAAAATCATCAGCTTCACTACCGGGCATTGTAGAATACAGATTCCAACAGTTGCAAGAGATCGAAGCTATACTAGAATATCTCAATATTGAAAAAAGAAAATTAAGATCCGATCACTTCCGAAAATATTTAGAAAATTATCAAAGAGCCCTTACATCAAGAGACGTGGAAAAATATGTTGACGGTGAAGCGGATGTGGTAGACTTTGACAAAATTGTTAACGAATTTGCCCTACTAAGAAACAGATGGTTAGGGATCACTAAAGGATTAGATCAAAAGCAATGGCAGATCACTAACATCGTAAAACTCCGAGTAGCAGGGATGGAAGATGCTACAATCAAATAGAATAATACTTACAGACGTAGATGGTGTACTGCTGGAATGGGAACATCATTTTACAAAATGGATGTTGCAACGCACACTTTTTGATGAAAGAGGAGCCAGATATCACCCTTATAGATTACTACCGGACAAACAAAATACATACGAAATGGCAGAAAGATTTGGATTAACTAAAATAGAAATAAGGAAATTAATAAGAGAATTCAACAGAAGTGCATGGATGGGAACACAAAGACCAATATTGGATTCACAAACATGGGTAAAATTACTTCATGCAGAAGGTTGGACATTTATTCCTATAACATCACAAACTAGCGATATACCAGCACAGGAATTAAGGAAAAAACGTTTGGCAGAGTTGTTTGGTGAGAACGTGTTTCAAAATTATCATATACTAGGTACAGGTGCAGACAAAGATTCTGCGTTGGCAGAATTCCACGGTACTGGTTTATATTGGATAGAAGACAAACCGCACAACGCTGAAGCAGGTTTGAGATATGGATTAAAACCACTTTTAATAGACCACTCATACAATCAAAAGTTTCGTCATAAAAAAATCACCCGTGTAAATAATTGGAAACACATTTATGAAACTATCAATAAAAAGCACCGAAACAATACAAAAATTTTTCCTTAAAGATCTAAATGGAAAAAAATTTAATATTGAATTAGATTCCGAACAAAACATTCCAGAAGGATGGTATGAATTAAGTTTGCTGTATGTTGAAAAACATACCGAAATTACTGACATATTAATTAACAACGACAGTCTTAAACATTTGCTATACACAGGATATTACACAGACGGAAAAGGTCAAGTGCATCAACCAGCAACTGCTATCTGGGACAAAGGTGGTATTTTTACTATTTGGATTCACACACAAGCAGGAGTGTTATGGCATAGGTTAGTTGATCAAATAAGAAGTGGAGATTTTGGCAAAAACTTATTTGAAAAATACATGTTGACTGTGGATAAAAATGTTACAATTAAAGACAACTGGAGCAATACTCTAAAAACTTATTTTGCAAATGGTTCTGGACCAAACTGGTGGTTGAAAGATCATAGACTTACTCCTTACAAAATTATAGAAGACATCGACATCAAAAACACAGACACCAAAAAATTATTATCTGAACTAGAAAAATGTTTGCCAAATAAACAAAAGAACCTTAGCGATGTCAACGGGTGGAATAGATCCAACTTAAAAGAAGGATGTGTTGATTTACCTTTTGTAGAAATAAAAACTTTACCTAGTGAATTCGTTCAAAATTTTATAAAAAAATTAGGATACAAGAGGGTTATAGATATATCAATTCAGAAACTAGCACCTAATACTGCTGTACCAATACATAAAGATGATCATTATACTAGAAAATGCTATCCTTATACTTCTGGTGCAAAAAAGTTTTATTGGAATATCACTGAGCCGACAGGCATTCATTTTAAATTAGGCACAAGTGGTTTACTTCCTTTAGGAAATCCTCTATTCATAAACACAGTAGAACATGGTCACGCATTGGTCAATGAGAGCCCATCCGAAAGAACAGTAATGCATATGTATGGAGAACTATAATAAAAATGTTTTACATCTGGCATACCTTATTAATTGCAAGTTTTATCGCAACAGCCTTTGTATTGGGCTATAGCCTAGGAAAGAAAAAATGGACAAAAAGAAAAAAATACTAGTGATGGGATTGCCAGGTTCTGGTAAATCTTACCTTTCAGACAAACTAGCACCAAAAATAAATGCAGTATGGCTCAATGCTGACCGGGTCAGACAAGAAGCCAACGATTGGGATTTCTCTCCAGAGGGTCGACAACGGCAATCAAACCGTATGAAAGACCTGGCACAAAAGGCATTAGATTCAGGCAAGAATGTTATAGCTGACTTTGTTTGCCCAACTCCGAAAACCCGAGAAGACTTTGGGGCAGACTACATCGTATGGGTAGACACAATCAAAGAAGGAAGATTTGAAGACACCAATAAAATGTTTATTGCACCAGAAGAATATGATTTCAGGATACCAACTCAGAATGCTGAACTATGGTCTTTGAGGATAGCAGACGAAATTGAAACTTATACATGGAACAACAGAAAACCCACAGCACAGATGTTAGGTAGATGGCAACCATGGCACGAAGGACACCAAACATTGTTCGAAGAAATTATTAAAAAGACAGGTCAAGTCAATATCCAAGTAAGAGATGTACAAGGTATCGGCGATAATCCTTTTGATTTCGAAACAGTAAAAAAAAATATTACACAGGCACTTGCTCCTTATCAAAACAGAATAACCATTTCTCTAGTACCAAATATAACAAATATTTGCTACGGTAGAGGTGTAGGTTATAAAATTGAAGAAGTAGTACTAGCTGAAAATATACAGAAGATTTCGGCTACCGATATTCGTAAAAAAATGCGAGAAGAAGGTAAACTTTAATTTTTTAAAAAGCAAAGTTCAACACACTTACCACTGGTAACTCTGTTTGTATAAACTTTAAATCCTGCAGTTTTATAGCGTTCTACGATGCTGTCTAGTCTTCCAAATTCATAATCAGTATCGTTAATGTACATTTCACATTCAACTAGAATACATTTAACTGGTAATGCTAAGTCTAGTATTTCTGTTAACATTTCAAACCAGCGTCCTTCAATATCTAATTTAATAATATCAACATCAACTCCTTGTTCGGATACTATTTGTTTTAGATTAATTGTTTCAACTTCAATTTCGTTGTAAAAAACTTTTGGTTTATCTAATTGATAGCATCTTCCTTTTTCTTCTGTTGCATAAAATTTTACTATTTTTCCGTTAACAGAATCATATGCCTTGTTAGTGTGTGTAATATTGTTCCCGACTCGATTTGCATTATCTACAGTTTTTTGTGACTCAGGTGTTGGATCCCAGGTCAATATTTTGGCAGATCTGTTATCTTTTCTGCAGGCTAATTCATATATTATTTCTTTTGAAACACCAAAATTCCAAAACATTTTTGCATTTTTTCTTAATTCGTCTGGAGTACTGTATTGCTTATTTTTTGTCCAGCCATTTGTGTTTCTTATTGCAGATGGACTTAGTGGAAATTTATTTTCGTACTGTCTACAACGTTCGGAAATTTTCATGTGCAGATATTTATAGCGTAAATATGACTATGAAAGTTTATGTAGGACACGACAGCAGAGAAGATATTGCTTACCAAGTGTGTGAACACAGCATTAGGAGAAGAGATCCGTCAGCTGAAGTAATACCATTGAAACAACGACAGATGAGAGAGCAGGGCATGTACACCAGACCTGTTGACAAACTGGCATCTACAGAATTTACATTTACAAGATTTTTTATTCCTTACCTAAATGATTTTAAAGGTTGGGCAGTGTTTTGTGACTGTGACTTTGTATGGCAGATTCCTAGTCATGAATTAGTAAAATACTGTGACCCATCAAAAGCAGTTGTGTGTGTGCAACACGATTACAAACCCAAAGAAGGCACAAAAATGGACGGACAAGTCCAAACAGTATATCCTAGAAAAAATTGGTCTAGCATGGTGCTTTGGAACTGCGAACATCCAAAAAATAAACTGCTCACTCCAGAATTACTAAACGAAAAAGATGCAAAATTTCTACACAGATTCAGTTGGTTGGAGGACAATGAAATTGGACAACTGCCTCTAGAATACAACTGGCTTGTTGAGTGGTACAAAGAACCACAAGATGGCAAACCAAAAATATTACACTACACAGAGGGTGGTCCATGGTTTGATGGATACAGAGAGTGCGAATATGCCGACGTGTGGAAAAAAGAATTAATCAACCTATTTTCAAGTTAATGATTACAGTATTAGACAAATTTGATCCAAAGGAACATTATTTTGCAGATCCTTATCCGCACATTATAATTGAAGATTGCTTACCTTTTGACTTATATCAAAAATTATTTGATAGCTTTCCGGTAGATGAAATTAAACAAAACCTACCTTTGTTAGTGGGACACACATATAGATACCTTGCTAACGAAGTTATTAATAAAAAAACTATTCCAGTGAAACAAGAGTGGCAGAACTTTTTTGATACACACACTTCTCAGGAATACTATCAAAAAGTTTTAGGCCTATTTGAAACAAATATTAAACACATAAATTGGTTAAGAGAACAAAAAGTAATTGTACGTGGTTCAGGTGAAAGCAAAGTTGTAACAGACACACAGTTTGTAGTGCATAACCCTGTAACAGAAAGCACAAGAACAGACCACCTGGATAATCCTGTTGAAATATATGCAGGACTTCTTTATATGCGTAAACCTGAGGATAATGCAGAAGGCGGAGACTTTGTAATATACAAAACTGATGAAGTGTACAAAGTGTCTAGAGGTAACGGAAGAGAACTTTTAAAAGAAACCAACAGAGAAATTGTTAAAACTATAAAATACAAGCCTAATACTTTTGTTATGTTTTTAAACACAAACAGATCTGTGCATGGCGTAACTCCTAGAATAGATTCACAAACTGAACGTTTGAGTATCAACATAATTGCTGAAGTGACTGATAAAAAATACGCAATGTTTCCGGTCAAAAAAATCTAATGCAGGACTTACTTAAAAAAACTCTAGACAAAAAATATGAAGCAGGATTTACTACGAACGTGGAGTCTGAAACTTTACCACCTGGACTTAACGAAAATACTGTAAGACAAATTAGTAAAATTAAAAAAGAACCTAAATGGTTATTAAATTTTAGACTAAAAGCATTTGATAGATGGAAAATTTTAAAAAAACCTAATTGGGCCAACCTAGACATTGAACCAATTGACTATCAAGCAATGAGTTATTACTCAGCACCGAAAAAAGGGCCTGCATCATATGATGAAGTTGATCCTGAGATCAAGAAGGATTTCGAAAAACTAGGAATACCTTTACATGAAAGATCCAAACTTGCCGGAGTGGCTGTTGACGCCGTGTTTGATTCTGTGTCCGTGGCTACAACCTTTTCACATGAATTAAAAAAAATGGGAATCATCTTTTGCAGTTTTAGTGAAGCAGTGCAGAATCATCCTAAACTAGTAAAAAAGTATTTGGGTTCAGTGATACCAATCAGTGATCATAGTTTCGCGGCCTTGAACAGTGCAGTGTTCACAGACGGATCCTTTGTGTATATTCCACCAGGAGTAAGATGCCCAATGGAATTGTCAACATACTTTAGAATAAATGCGGCCAACACAGGACAATTTGAAAGAACACTTATCATAGCAGACAGAGACAGTTATGTCAGTTACCTTGAAGGGTGTACAGCACCTATGAGAGATGAAAATCAACTACACGCCGCAAACGTTGAATTGGTAGCGTTGGATAATGCAGAAATAAAATATTCCACAATACAGAATTGGTATCCTGGAGATCCTGAAACAGGCAAAGGTGGTATCTATAACTTTGTTACAAAACGTGGTAAGTGCATAGGCACACACAGTAAGATCACATGGACGCAGTTTGAAACAGGATCAAGACTCACATGGAAGTATCCTAGTTGTATCTTGATGGGTGATCACAGTGTGGGAGAGTTTTATAGTGTGGCGTTGACCAACGGAAGACAACAAGCAGACACAGGAACCAAAATGATACACATAGGCAAGAATACCAAGAGCACCATTATATCAAAAGGTATTAGTGCAGGCAAAAGTTCAAACACATATCGTGGAGAAGTAAAGATTATGAAACGAGCAACCAATTGTAGAAACTATACACAATGCGATAGTCTCATGATGGGATCAGGATGTAGTGCATCAACTGTGCCTGTGATAATAAACAGAAACAGTTCATCAACGTGTGAGCACGAAGCAACCACAAGCAAAATCAATGACGAACAATTACACTACTGTATGACAAGAGGAATCAACGAAGAAGATAGTGTGAATCTTTTGGTCAGTGGCTTTTGTAAAGAAGTCTTTCAAAAATTGCCAATGGAGTTTGCCGCAGAAGCAAATAAACTGCTAGAAATAAGCATGGAAGGATCTGTTGGTTAAAAAATTTAATGCTTGAAAACTTAAAAACTACCAATGTACATAAAGATCATATACCATACATGGTTATAAATGATGCCATAGATGTAAAAGATTATGACAAGCTCTACGAACAATGGAACAATCCAGATCATATCTTGTGGGAAACATTTTTAAAAAAATTTAACGTTAAGGTTGTTTTACAAAGCAAGTTACAATCTATTGGCCCATTTGGCAAAAAAGAAAAAGAATATGTAGGGTATTGGTTTTTTAAGCAAAGAAATGATCATGGATCAGTGTTAGTGAAATTTGAAAATATTGAAATAGAATATAAATCAAACTGCTTGTTAATAGTAAATTCAGAACAAACATTCTCTGTAATTAACAAGGGTAACGAAGGTTCAATAATGCCCGATATGTTGACTTGTATTGTTTATTTTGATTCAAATCAACAAAAAAAGATCAAAGACATTTTCTCTAATCTTTAACTTTTCCAAATATTGTTTGCCTGAGGTAGTAATTTGTTGGCCCATACTGTGTGACCTTGCACGTTTGGATGGTCATCTAGGTCAGACACGATAAGGTTCTTATTGAGGCACCATCCATGCTGACACTGATCGAATCTTCCTTGTAAATTATAAAAATGCTTTGTGTCAACTTGATCTAGTAATCGCCTGCACTCATCTGTTAGTGGTTTGTCAAATCCGTTGTGCAGTGCGTTGAACATTAGATATTTAATATTGTTCAACTTTAGATATGACTGCATGTAAAGTATTTGAATCACTGTTCTAACCTGCCCGTCGGCTTCCAAGGCCGGGGTGTATAATGTTTCTTCATTGCGTATGAATGGAGTAAACGGCAAGTTTTTGTAATAGGGAGGAGATTTTGGATCAACCATCTTCCATGTGTGCCAGTGACTGTTATTTTCACTGGTGGTAAGTGCCTCACGCCTGTTATAACTAGTGATTCCTATCAACACGAAATTTCTATGTAACCTAGTCTGTAGCAAACGACGTGATATCATCTCGTTACTTGCGCCGTTTTCTGCACACGTTACATGATTAAGTTTTAAACTTTTGGCAAGTACTGATCCAGATGACTGCACTTGTTGTGGATTCATGCCATATTTCTCTTTAAATTTAACTCCATGCAGGTGTGACAATTTTCCTGATTCCAGTCCTTTTAAATATTTAGGTACACCATTGCCCACTGCGAAAGAACATCCAAAGTGTACTAATGTTTTCATTGCAGTATTCCTGTGTCAAACATTATATCTACTGCTTTTCTATTCTCAAATT